GCCGGCGGGGTGATCTTGTCGGCCCAGAACGGGAACACCCGCAGCCCCTCGATTGTGTCCAGCGCTACCCCGAGCTCGTCCATCACCTTGGCCAGGTCCATCTCAGACGGCCCCCCACCAGCGCTTGTACTTGCCGATGGACACCTCGACGTCGGCGTCGAGGCGGGCCAGCAGGCGCACCTCGCTGCCGGCGTCGGGCGAGCCGGCCACCCCGAACGGGGAGTCCCGGCGCGCGACGAAGCGGCTCGCCTGCAGCAGCGCCGCCTGGTGGATCGCGTCGGGCACCTCGGCCCAGCCCCACAGCGCGGTGACCCGGATGCCGTCCGCGGCCGCGGTGACCGCCGCGGTGGTCGGAAGCAGCAGCTCGGTCCACGGCTCGCCGTCCGCCGCGGCGTTGACTGGGCGCAGCCGCACCGGCGTGATGGTGCTGGCGTAGGACTCGTCGCCGGCGGAGTCGAACGCCACGAGCAGCCCAGCCGCGTCGGCGATGTCATCGACGGCCACGCACCACCGGCACCGGTCGCGGTCCCAGCTGGCGGTGTAGATCCGTGCGACGGCCTCGTCGACGCGGCCGAACTGCCGGTTGGCGGTGCGGTCGATCGCCCGCGACGCCGCGGCGATGGCGATGGTGAGCACCGAGTCGTCGTCGAGGTCGCCGATCCGAGCGAACTCGGCCAGCTCCTCGGCGCTCGCGTAGTTCGGTGCCCAGCCCATCGTCGCCGCCGGTCAGATCGCGGCCGGGATGCCCAGCACGAGGCACTGGGCGACGAACGTGTCGGTGGTGCCGTTGCTGGTCACCCGGGCCCGCAGCCACGGCCGGCCGGCCTGCAGCCGCACGGCGGTGATGGCGTACTGGTCCCCGACTCCGCCGGTGAGGGTGCCATCGGTGACCGCGGTGGCCGGGGTGCCGATGTTGCCGGCGTTGTCGTCGGCGTCCTGCACCGAGAAGCTGACAGTGTTGGTGTTGCCGGCGGTGCTGGCGTCGAACACGACCAGGATCCGCATGCCCGGCTTGTAGCCGGCGAGCTTGGACAGGTCCAGGTCGTTGGGGGTGCCGAAGTCGAAGGCGGTGGTCGTGGCCGTCGAGATGGACACCTTGGCGGTGCCGAGCACGACGACGTCGGTGCCGATCAGGTCGCGGACCGTCATAGCTGCGGCTTCCTCTCGAACGTGGCCGCCAGGACGGCCTGGGCTGCGGCGCACCAGGCGGCGGCCACGGTCGGGTTGGTCGTGACGTGCTGGTCCCAGCTGGGCAGCTCGTCGCCGGCGACGGAGACGCCGCCGACGCTGGCGCTGTAGGCCTCGTAGGCGACCTGGCCGAGCCCGGCGCCGACCAACTCGGCGGCGGGCTCGGCCGCGGTGGCGGCCTTCTTCCGGGTGGTGGTCATGGCCTACTGCTCGCCGGTCATCGCGATGTAGGAGCTGGTGTTCTGGCGGATGCCGTCCATCCGGGCCCAGGCGCTGTACTCGATCTGGCCGTTGGACGCGCGGGTCCAGGGGTTGACCACGATCACCACGTCGCGCACGACCCGGCGCAGGTAGCCCTCGCGCAGGTCGCCGAACACGCCCCAGTTGACGGTGTTGTTGTCGACGTCGATGTCGGGGAAGGCCTGGTCGATCCGGACCGGGTAGCCGTTGAGCATGCCCCCGCCCAGCGGGGTGCCCATGTCGGCGGTGTTGGGCCGCCACAGCGGGTCGCCGTGGGAGTCCTTCAGCTTCTTGATCGTCGCCAGCGACTTGTCGTTGAACGCCCAGCGGCAGTTCCCGAGCTCGCGGTAGGCCGGGTCGACCGAGTGCTCGAAGTTGATCAGGTCGTCGTAGGTGACGCCGGCGGTGTCGGCCAGCAGCTCGATGCCGGTGACGCCGTGGGTGATGCCCTCGACCTCGCCGACCCCGGTGCCGGTGACGATGCTGACGGCCTGCTTGCGCCCGATCCGCTCGCCGAGCTTGCGCGCGACGATGGCCTCGATGTCGAACGCGCTGTCCTGCACCAGCTCGATGGGCAGCCGCATGGGCAGGTCGCCGGCGCCACCGGAGGCGAACCGGTAGGCCCCGATGGTCTTGCGCTGGAATGACAGGTCCGCGCCGCCAGTCGGGCCCTCGCCCTCCTGCACGATGCGGGCGCTGTTGCCGGTGTCGTCCAGGGTCGGGAACTCGACGGTGTTGCCGGTCTCGGTCTCGTAGGTCTCGACGTCGTTGGCGAGCCCACCGAAGGCGACCATGCGCTCGACCAGCTTGAGCCGCATCGTGGTCGGCACCAGGAACCCGCCCTGGCTGCCGGTGCCCTCGCCGAGCGCCGCGCGCAGGTCGGCGAGGTCGGCGTTCTCCCGGCCGGTGCGCAGGTAGTGGTTGAACGCCGCGTCCAGAGTGTCCTTCTCCGGGCGAGGCTCGACGAACAGCGGCTTGGTGACCGCGGCCTTGTACTCGGCGTGCCGGGCCCGCAGCGCGTCGGTGCGCTCGCGCCGCGCCCGGGCGTCGGCCAGGTCCTTCTCGCCGGCCTCGTAGGCGCCGACCTCCGCGTCGGTCAGGTCGCGGCTCTCGTTGTCGGCCGTGTCGACGATGGCGGACAGCTCCGCCTCGATCTCCTCGACCGTCTTCAGCGGCGTGGTCACAGTGCCCTCCTTCGTGCGTACTCGCGGGTACGGATCGACCCCGAGCGGTTGTCGGTGCCTCGCGCGGCCGGTGCTGGTGCCCGGTCGCGGCCGGCGTAGCGGTACGCCGTCAGGTCCCATCGGCGGGTCAGCGCGTCCGCCGGCGGCTCGTCCTCGGACTCGTCGTCGTCCGGCGCGCCGGTCGGCTTGGCCTTGCCGCTGCCCAGCGCCTTATCGGCCAGCCCGGCCTCGACGGCCTCGTCGGCCGAGTACCAGGTCTCGGCGGCCATGGCCTTGAGCCAGGCGTCGCGGCGGCCGCCGGCCCGGGTCTTGTAGAAGCCGGCGATATCGACGGCCAGGCGGTCGAGCAGGTCGGCCATCTCGCGCATGTCGTCGGCCTGGCCGAGCACCACCCCGGACGGGTTGTGGATCATCATCTCGGTGCCGCGGCCCATGGTGACGGTGTCGCCGGCCATCGCGATGACCGAGGCGATCGAGGCGGCGATGCCGTCGACGGTGACGTGCACCTGGGCAGGGTGGTCGACCAGGCTGTTGTGGATGGCGATGCCGTCGAACACCCCGCCGCCGGGGCTGTTGAGGTGCAGCGCGATCGAGCCGGCGGTGACGCCGGCGAGGTCGCTGGCGAACCCGCGCGCGGTGGTGCCCCAGAACCCGATCTCGTCGTAGATCCAGATCTCGGCCTGGTCCTCGTCGCCGCCGTCGGCGTTGCGGATTCGGTACCACGGCCGTTCCTCGCGCCTGGACGCCCGCCGCGCGTCCGCGGCGAGCCGGCGGGCTTGCTCCATCCAGTCCGTCACGCAGCTGCCTCCTCGGGCTCGGTGTTGGCCGGCGCCGGCGCCGCGGCGGGCGCAGCGCCGGGCGGGACGCGCGGCAGGTCCGCGCCGGTCTCGGCCGGCAGCGAGGGAAGGTTTCTGATCCGGCGGGCCTCGTTCAGCGTCAGCAGGCCGTTGTTGACCTGCTCGATCAGCAGGCCGATCTCGTCCTCGGGGGCCGGTGCGATGAACTGGGCGTAGTCGAACTCGCACGTCAGCGAGCCACGCAGCAGCCGGGACAGGCGCTGCTCGATCCGGGTGGTCCAGGGCTGGAGGGTGTAGCGGGCCAGGCCGCGGTTCTGCTCCTGGATGCCCTGGCCCCAGCTGGTCGACTTCTCGGTCAGGCCGAGCAGGTGCGGCGGGACGCCGTACCAGCGGCCGATCTCCTCGACCTGGAAGCTGCGGCTCTGCAGGAACTGGGCATCCTCGGGGCTGAGCTGCCACTGCTGGAACTTCAGCTTGCGGTTGATCACCGCGATCTGGCCGGCGTTCTCCACGCCGGTGACGGCCTGGTTGACCGTCTTCTTGATCACCTTGGCCTCGTCCTCTTCGAGGTCCTCCTCCGGGGTGACGAGGCCGGCGGCCATGGCGCCGTTGGTGAAGGTCCGGTGCGAGGCGCGGTCGCCGGCCAGTGCGGTGCCGATCGACAGCCGGGCCAGGGTGATCGGCGAGACGCCCTTGAGCCCGTCCAGCGACAGGCCCGGGATGTGGGTCATGGTGCGCACGTCGAAGACGTGGACGTCGCCGTCGGGCAGGCGCACGGTGTACTTCCGCCCGCCCGGGCGCTCGTAGTCGCGCTCGACCCCGACGGCCAGCGGGTGGATCAGGTTCAGGCCGGCGATCGAGCCGGCGCCGTTGTAGATGTGCTGGGCGTAGGCGTTGCCGTGCAGCAGCAGGTGGACGCCGGCGAGCTCCTTCCACTCGAACGGCGTCTGGGCCTCCAGGCCGGGGTTGTCCAGGAAGGAACCGGTGCGCTGGCGGGTGCCGTCCCGGTTGGTCTGCAGCGAGCGCAGTGGCAGCGAGCCCAGGCTGCCGGCCACCAGCGAGACCGCGCGGAACACCGACGACAGCGACATCGCCGTCTGCTCGGAGATCACCGCCGGCGAGTCGGTCGACAGCCCCAGCATGACCGCGAGCAGCGGATCGCCGACCACGGTGACGGCCTGGTTGGTGACGTCGGGGTCGCGCGGGCGTTGCCACGGCCAGCGCCACCTTCCCATGATCGCGAAGATATACCGTCGGGTTGACGAATAGCGGCAACTACGGGTGGGCGAGGTGAGCGTCGTGGACGCTGGGCGCGTCGAGCGTGCCGTGGTCGCCGCCGTCGAGGCCGCCGACCTCGACGACGACCGCGACCAGGCGGCCGTCGAGCTGGCCGTCTCCTACGCCCGCGCCATCGATGGCGAGGGCGACCTGCCCAAGAACGGCGGCGCGCTGCTGCGCGTGCTCGACGCGCTGCTGCTCACGCCGAAGGCCAGGCTGGCCAGGAAGTCGACCGGCCCGGTGCCGGCCCCGGCCGAGGCGCCGCCCAACCCGCTCGACGAGCTACGCGAGCGCCGCGCGGCGCGAAGCACGACCACGGGCTGACGGCCGTGAGCGACCCGGCCGGGGAAACCAGCACGATCCTCGGCCACATCCAGCCGCGGCTGTGGACGCCTCCGCTGGTGACCGGGCCACCCGGGCCGTGCGGCTGCGGGTGCGCGCTCACCCCGGAGACCAGCTACGGGTTCGACGCCGAGTGGTTCGCCGACCGCGTGCTCGAGGAGCCGCTCGACCCATGGGAGCGGTGGCTGGTCATCCACGCCGGCGAGCTGCTGCCCGACGGCCGGCCGCGGTTCCGCCGGGTGCTGGTCATCGTCGCCCGCCAGCAGGGCAAGTCCCACGTGCTGCGGGTGCTGGTCCTCTACTGGCTGTTCGTCGAGAAGCAGCCGCTGGTGTTCGGCACCAGCACCGACCGCAGCTACGCCAAGGCCGCGTGGCGTAAGGCCGTCGATACGGCGAAGGAGAACCGGTGGCTGGCGGCCGAGTTGCCCGCGCGCTGCACCGTCGAGCAGACCGGCGACGAGGAGTTCCGCACCGTCCACAAGACCAAGTACCGGTTCGGCGCGGTCAACCGAAGGGCTGGCCGGTCGCTCACGATCTACCGGTTGATCCTCGACGAGATCCGCGAGCACCAGAACTGGGACGCCTGGTCGGCCACCACCAACGCCATGAACGCCGTGACGGACGGCCAGATCTTCGCGGTGAGCAACCAGGGCGACGCGTCCAGCGTGGTGCTGATCAGCCTGCGCGACGGGGCGCTGGCGTTCATCACCACCGGCCTGGGCGACCGCCGGCTCGGCCTGTTCGAGTGGTCCTGCCCGCCCGGCTCCAAGCCTACCGACCTCGCCGCCCTCGCGATGGCCAACCCGCAGCTCGGCCGCCGCACCGACCCCGACGCGCTGATGAGCGGCGCGCTCTCGGCCGAGCGCAACGGCGGCGAGGAGCTGGTGCAGTGGATGACCGAGGTCATGTGCATGATGGTCGACCGCCTCGACCCGGCCATCAGCGCCGAGCGCTGGGCGGCGTGCGGCGTCCCGAACGGCGCCCAGCCTGTCGACCTCGCCCCGCACCGCCGGCGCACCGCGCTGTGCGTCGACGTCAGCCTCGACCTCAGCCACGCCACCCTCGTCGCGGCCGCCGTCGTCGAGGGGAAAGTCCGCGTCGAGGTCGTCGCGGCCTGGGCCGGGTTCGGCTGCACCAAGGCACTGCGCGCCGAGCTGCCCGGCATCGTCGCCAAGGTCCGGCCGAAGATCGTCGGCTGGTTCCCCAACGGGCCGGCGGCCTCGGTCGCGGCCGAGCTCGCCGAGCGCCGAGGGTGGCCACCGCGCGGGGTCGCGATCGAGGAGATCCGCGGCGAGGTCACCGCGGTCTGTATGGGCCTGGCCGAGCAGGTCGTCGCCGGCGACGTCGAGCACCCGCACGACGGCGTGCTGACCGCGCACATCACCTCGGCCACCAAGCTGCCACGCGGCGACGCGTGGGTCTTCGCCCGGGCCGCGGCCGAGGCAGACAGCAGCACCGACGAGGACGGCGCCACCGGCGGCCCGATCGACGCTGCCTACGCGTGCGCCGGCGCCGTGCACCTCGCCCGGACCCTCCCGCCGGCCCCACCCCCGCTCACCGCGCTCTGACCGGACCTCCGGCCTGCAGCCGACCACAGCAGGGCGCACGGCGCTGCACCAGGCTGCGCCGAGCCGCGCCAGGCCACGCCCACCAGCGGCCAGCCGGGCAGGCCCCCGGCGGCCGGCCGCGGCGCCGAGGGCCGGGCGGGGGCCCCGGGGGCACCCGCGGGGGCCCGGGGGGAGAGAGGGACACGGCGGCGGGTGTCCCGGCTGCCCAGGGTGATCAACATTCAACCGACCCCGGGGCTCTGACCTGCGCATATGCCGCACGCGGTGGTGTGGTGGTCCCCGATGCCGCCCACTGGCTGCGGCCGGGCGCGCGGCGCCGGCCGGCCGGGCCAGCGGCCGGGCGCCGGCGCTCGCCGAGGCCGGGCGCGCCCGGGCCTACCAGCTGCTGACGCGGCGCACCGTCGGCTCGCTGGCGCGCGGCCGGGCCGGACTGGTCGGCCAGCGCGGTCGGGGCTGGGCGACGGGCCGGCCTGTGCGCAGCTGGTGGTGCACCCGCTCGGTCACCTCGGTGGCGATGCGCACGCGCGCTGCCCGGTCGGTGACCCCGCGCAGCGCCGAGGACAGGGCAGCGCCGTGCTGGCGGTTGCACGGCGAGTGGCTGAGGGCATCGGGCAGGGCGCGCGCGTCGAGGGTGGCCAACGTGCGGGTGTGGTCGGCGTCGAGGGCCTGGCCGCGGTACATGCGCTGCTGGCAGCGGAAGCACCGATCGCCGTCCCTGAAGGTGGCGAGCAGACGCGCCCGGGCGCGGCGGTGTCGGCGGGTGCTGCCGTTGCGGGGCCGACTCACACCGACCATGGTGGCCCGGCACCGGCCCGACCACCTGGCTGGCGGCCGGACCGGGGCGATCGCCCGATGAAGGAAGGCGCCATGCGGCTGGGAACCGCGGGCCACCCTACTCAGCTCACCCGGTCATCGACCGCGTCGCGAACCCGGCCTGGACGCGGGTCGGCGCCGGCCGCAGGTAGGAGCCGGCGTCGTGGGCGAGGTGGATGGCCTCCCGGATCGGTGGATAGCCCAAGCTCCAGGCGGTCACCGCCAGGTGAGCGAACCGGTCGCGCTGCCAGGGCTCGGCCGCGGCGACCAGCGCCGCCGCCGCGGGGTCGGCCTTGATGGCCTCGGCGAGGTCGAAGAACAGCATCAGGGTGGCCTGGCTCATCCCGCCGTACGGGCCGTCGGGCGCGTACGTGGCGGGCAGCGCGGCCCTGATGCGGTCGGCCAGCTGCTGCAGCTGGTCGTCGTCGGGCATGACGGTTTCCCCTCGTCGGCGTGGTCGTGCTGGTCGCGCGAGGGGAAGCCGCGCGGGCGTGATGGTAGCGCGGTCACCGACATCGTGACCTACCCGTGACCACAGATCCTTACCTTTTCTCTCCAACTGAGATAGAGTAGTTCTTGTAAGGGACAGCCCCTTACGACAACTACACAGTGGAGGTCCAATGGACATTGGGAGCGCGATCTTCTGGGCTCTTGTTGATCAAGAGTTCTCGGTGGTCCCGAACGGCGACGAGGTCACGATCCTCTCGCCGGTCCAGTGGGACGGCTCGCAGTTGCACTTCAGTGCGAAGGCCGAGACGTTCGCCCGCAGCGGTCGCGTGAACCGCACCAACCTGCGGTTGCTGGTGATCGGGATCATGGCTGAGACCGGGTTCATCTCCCCGGTGCCGGTCGAGGAGATCCGCTAGTGGTTGGTGGCCCGGGCAGTCTGTAGCTGCCCGGGCCACCCCCCGCCCCAGTCTACTGACCTCACATCGCTAGCATGATTGTAAGCAACTGGGCAGGATGGGGAGAATGAGCACCTACAACGTCAGCCTCGCCGTGCGGCTCGCCGCGCGGGTCGACGAGGACCAGGCCGCCACCGTCGGCCGCACCTGGGCCCGGGCGGCCGGGCTGGTCTTCGTCATGGTCGGCACGGCCCGCGACGAGCCGTGGCTGCGGGTCTCGGCGCTGGCCGAAGATCCGGCCCTCGATCCGGCCACGCTCGCGCGGACCAGCGGCGCTGCGCTGGTCGAGGTGCTCGCCGGTGCCGGCGCCACCGTCGCCGAGTGGCTGGCCGTCGAGGTGCTGCACGAGAGCGAGGCCGAGCGGCGCGCGACCCGCCCGGCCGTGCCCCCGCTGGTCGACGCGGCCGGGTTCGCCGAGCTGTGCGGGGTCCGCAGGCAGCGCGTCTACCAGTGGGAGAGCGACCGGGAGGCGGGCAAGCTGCCCGAGTTCCCGGCGCAGGTCGGCCCCGGAGTATGGCTCCGGGCCGAGGCCCTGCACTGGGATCGGGTCCGGCCGCGCAAGCCCGGTCCGGTGCCGGGCAGCAGGCGAGCACAGCCGGACGCCCAGCCCGGCGAGTGAGCCGCGGCTACAGGGTGGGCAGCCAGTCGGCGTGGCAGTCGGCGTGGCCGGCGTGGGGCAGGGCCTCCAGCTGCAGCGCCATGAGCAGGACGGCGGCAGCAGTCCACGCGTGCGGATCGTCGTCGGCCAGAGCTGCACGCTGCCGTTCCTGATACAGCCCGACCAGGAAACGTCCGCGCTGCACCTCGGCGAGCACGCGGTCGGGATCCCAGCGGGTGATGTGCTCGGCGTCGGCGCGCGCCACGATCACCGAGCTGGCGTCATGACCGGTCGCGCAGATCACCACCTGGTCGCCGAGCGGGGCATCGGTGACCAGGTTGGGGCCGGCGTCGCCCCAGTCCGGTGCGCCGGCAGGCGCGGGCTCCTCCTCGAACGCGCCCCCGCTGGTGTCCCACCGCCATGGGCCGGGCTTGGCCGCCCGGGCGCCGGTCTCGTCCTCCTCCCACCGCGCGAGGAGGAAGTCGGGCAAGCCTGTCAGATCTGCCATGTACGTCATCCTTGCGTACGGCCGGTGCCGGTCTGCTCGGTGGGCGGTAGGTAGCGCATGCGGTGCAGCAGCCGCTCGCGCCCGTCCCGGGTGGGCTCGCCGAGTCGGTAGTGGGCGTGCGGGGCGAACACCAGGACCTCGGGATCGGTGGGATCGCGGTACGCCGGGTCGAGCTGCTCCAGCAGCTCGACGGTGATCGACGACAAGGGCGGCGTGGTGAGCACCTCGATCCGGCCGTCGTCGTGCTGGCGGAACACGATGTCCTCCAGCCGCGTCCGCGCGGCCACGACCTCCGCGTCGACCTGGTCGTCGGCGCACTCGGGCGCCTCGCAGAACGGGTCATCGCAGATCGCGAGGTGCTCGCAGCGCGGGCAGCCGGGCGGCTCGGTGCCGTCGACGATCTCGTTCGGGTGCCGCTCGCACCAGTACGGGCGGCTCACCGCGGCCGCCAGCCAGCGGCGAGCAGGGCCTCGACGGCGAGCCGCGCGGCCGCCCGGGGGTCGGCCTCGTAGCCGCAGTCGGACCCACGGATGTCGACGAACTCGGCGATCGCCTCGTCGAGCGCGCCGGCGACCGCAGAGACGGCGGCCTCGGTGGCCTCGGCGATCTCGTCGGGCCATGGATCGTCGGGCCAATGGTGCTGGAGGTCGTGCACGACGGCTCGGGCTCGGCCGCCGTCGACGGCGAACGTGCGCTGCAGGACGTTCAGGAGATTGGTGTCGAGCCGGGTGGCCTGGAGCGCGGCCAGGACGGCTGCGGCGTGTTCGCGCACCGTGCCGGGGCTGGCCTGGCCGACTTCGGCGCCTTTGCTGATGGTCGCCAGGAACGGCTTGCCCGCTGGGGTGACGCGAGGATCCCACTGGAGGTTGGTGCTGGGCCAGGTGGTGATCGGGCCGCGGCTTGCGCGCAGCTCGCGAAGAGCGAGACCGACACCTTCGGAGTCGAGTCCGACGTGGGCCAGCAGCGCGACCACCGCGGCGTCGTGCTCGGCGGTGTGTGCGGCCTGGAAGCACGCCAGGGCGTGGCGGCGCGCGGCGCCTTCGGTAAAGGTCCAGGCGAGGTCTGGGCCGTGGTCGAGGGAGACGGCGTAGGAGCCGTCGGGCATGGTGTCCGAGCGGATCCAGATCATGTCGGGCCGGTTGGGGTCGGTGGTCATCGTGCGCTGATCCCTTGCTGCTGGCGCCGGTGGGCGCGGTCGGACCTCTCGGCTGCGCGGCAGGCCGGGCAAAGGGCGCGGAGGCCGTGCTGGGGCCCGCCTTGGACCAGCTGAGCGAGCCGGTCGCAGCGGCTGCAGAAGCCGGGCAGCGAGGTGAGCTGTTCGCCGGCCGGTTGGGCGCCGGCCTGGGCGCTGATCATGGCGGTCACCGTCCGGCCGCCGGCCGCTCGTCGCGCACCGCTACGCCGCCTCCTGCAGACGCGCGACATGCGCGGGCAGCCTGCTCAGCGGCTCGCCGGTGTGGACGTTGATGCAGGTGCTGCCGCGGTCGACGCGGCAGGTCGGACAGGGCCTGGCCTCGGCCTCGTCGCGGGCCAGCAGCCAGCTCATGGACGGGTGGTCGCGCAGCTGGGTGCGCGTCGGTCGGCGGGCGGCCATGTCGGTCACCTCCAGCGGTGACGGTTGCAGATGCAACAAGATGATTACACATCACAATTATCTGACTCCTAACGTTTCGCGAGGGCGTGGGGATGGCTTCCAGCCGGGTGGCCGGTCGTGGGTCGGGCTGGCTGCCGCCTTGGGTGCAGCCGGCGGGCTGGGTCTGGCTGGTGGTGTCGGGGGGTCGGTGCCGGCCCAGACCCAGGCCGGTACGGCGGAGTGCTGGCACCGCACGTCGGTCTCGCGACCGGTTGGGGTCAGCACCAGGCCGTAGGCGCTGCAGTCGCGGCAGGCCCGGCGAGCTCGGGCGATGGCACGGGCGAGTTCGGTGGCGCAGGCGTGGTACTCGCGGCGGAGCCGGGCGCAGTCCGAGCAGTCGGGTCCCCAGCTGCCCTGGGGCTGGTCGGAGCACATCGGACAGCGCGGCGGCGGACCGGTCGGCCGGCCGATCGCGGCGGCGGCCTTGGCCATGACGGCGCGGGTCGTGCTGTCGCCGGCCGGCGGAGGGGCGGGGCTCGCCGGCGCGGTGCTGGGCGGCGCCGGCGGCCGCGCTGGGGGTGCTGCGCGGGCAGGTCGTCCTATCTGAGGATCTCTATCGGGGAGATCCTCAGAAAGATCAGGTCCGGAATCCGGACTCCTGGGAGCGGGTTTCCGGACTGCTGGAGGCCGCTTTTCGGACTGCTGGGAGCGTCGATCGGACGGCTGGGCTCGGCCAGCCGTCCGGGTTCCGGACTGCTGGATGGCGGGGCTGGCCGGACTGCTGGCGGCCGGACTGCTGCCGATGGCCTGGCCGCCGACGGTGAGGCGGTAGCGCGCCGACCGGTGCTGGCGGGCCTTCTCGACCAGAACCAGCCAGCCGTCGGCGATCAGGCGCTGGTGGGCCTTCGAGATCGAGTCCCTGGACCGGATGCCGGTGCGGCGGGTGATCTCGTCCCAGGTGGACCACGAGACGTCCTCGCGGCCGGCGTAGCGGGCGTACACCCGGGCGACCTCGCGCGCGTTCGGGCCGAGGTCGCTGTTCTCCCACATCGCGTCGAGCCAGACGTCTCGCGGCCATGCGTCGAGCCGCCCCGCCCGGGTTGCTGGGCGGAGCGGCTCGGTGTGCCCTGCTGGTGGGCCGGGGCGGTGGTCGACGTCCGTGACGGTGGTGGCCACGGTCCCCCCTTCCCTTGGTCGTGCGGCGTCAGCGGCTGGTGGCTCCAGCTGCTGGCCGAGGTGATTGCGGTGGTGCAGCAGCGGGCAGGGGGGTCTCCGCTGGCGGTTCGTGGAGCCAGGCCAGCAGGACGCTGGCTGGTGCGCGGTCGGGCACCATGGCGGCCGCGACGACGGCCATGGCCCAGCCGGCCTCGCCGGCTGGCCGGTCGTGCACGAGCAGCACGTCCTCGGCCGCCTCGCGGACAGCGGCGATCGCATCGTGGTCGCGGCCGCCGACGGCCCGGGCCAGCTGGAGCACCAGCGGCACCAGGGCGTCCGTCAGCGGGTCGCCGGTCAGCGAGCCGGCCGGGGCCGTCACCGCTGCTGGCTCTGCTCGGCGAGAGGCCGGGGGCCGACGTGCCAGGCCTGCGGGTTGCCCGCGCAGGGGTAGGTGCCCAGCTGCACGGCCGACCGCCGGCGCTCGGTGCGCAGGGCACAGCGGGCGTCGCGTCGGCTGCCGTAGGCGAGCAGCTGGCAGTGCCCGCAGCGCACCGAAGCGTTGAACCCGCCGTCGCCTCGCTCGCCCCTCGGGCGCCGTTGGTTCCGCCAGGTCGTCACGGCCGTGGCCGGGATGTATCAGCGGTCATCCTTGCGCGCTCATCCAGTGGGGTGCAGGTTGAATGCGTGGACCGGCCTCGCGTGGACGTCACGCCCGGCGAGGATCCGGCCCTGCAGCCGCTCGTCGTGCATCGAGACGGTGAGCGGCTGCAGGGCCACCGCCGCTGTGCGTGGTCGAGCACCGCGTCGGCGACCCGGTCGTCGAGCGGGCCGGTGGCGGTGACCTCGATCGGTTCAAGCGGCCGTACGTCGGCCGAGCCGTGGAAGTCGATCCGGTAGCGGTGGGCCTGCGGTCGCTTGGGCTTGGTGCTGGTCATGGGCGGTGGTCCTCTGCTGTGGCCGGGCCGTCGGCCCGGTGGCGTGGGTGGGTAGCCGGCACCGCTGGAAGCGGCGCCGTGGGCGGGTCTACGGGCGCGTGGGCGGGCTGGTCGGCGGACCCAGCGGGCACGCGGATCGCCGGCCAGTCCTCGGGTTCGTCGCCGTCCCAGCCGAGGGTCCGGACGACCGTGGAGAACGCGGCCGGGTCCAGCGCGGCCATGGTGGCGAGCAGTCCGGCGTCGGTGGGCAGGCAGCCGGCGAGCGGGTCGACCTGGTGCAGGAGCGCGGCCGTGACGACGCCGGGCGGCTCGGCGACGGGGACGAGCCGGGCGGGCGGCGCGGCCGGGGCGGGAGCGACCTGCAGGTGGTCGCCGGTCGGCTCGATCAGCGGGGTGAACAGGCTGCCGGGCTCGTCGTAGGAGGGCGGCAGCGGCACGTCGGCCGCCGCGTGAACAGCGGCGAACTGGGCGGTGGCGGACGCGGCAGCGCTCATGTCGACTGCCCTGCCGGATCGGCAGCGGCCGGAGGCTCGGCGGCCGCGGCTGCCAGGCCGAGGTGTTCCAGCGCGAGGTCGGCCAGCGCCTGGGCGTGGCCGTGGTGGAAGGCCGGGCGGTCGGTCATCCATGCCCCGGCCGCCGCTCCGATGATCATGAGCATGACCTCGCGGGGCCCGTCAGCACCCTTGAGCCGCTCGCCGATCCGCGCCGCGTAGCCGATGACGACCTTGTCGGTTGAGGCGTTCTCCAGCAGGTCGACCTGGGCGAACCCGTCAGGCGTGGACACGGTTGGCCACCTCCGGCACCGGCAGCTCGAGCCTGGCGGCGTCGCTGGTCAGACGCCGGGCGACGGTGGCCACCACGACCGGCAGGCCGGCGGCCGCGGCGCGGTGGCGGTGGCGGTGGTCGAGCGATGCGAGTCGACGGCCGGCAGCAGGGCCGCGCAGCTGGAGCGCCGGCGGCCGGGCGGGGCGACACCGGGGCGCCGCGTGCCGGCCCGGTCGTCTGGGTTCGGCGGACACCGCCAGCGCGGCAATGGTCAGCCCGGCCAGCACGAGCAGTAGGACGGGGTGCAGGACGGGCGCGCCGAGCTGCGCGCCGACGAGGTCGAGGACGTACGGACGCATGTCGTTGCCTCTCTGAATCATCGCCGGCGCACCCGGGCAGGGACTGCCTGGCGGAGGTGCGAACGGCGGGAGCCCCGGCCATCGATGGGGGGCGGGGTTGGAACAGGTCGTGCAGGTGTCGCGGGGCCGGGTGGGAGCCGGCCGGCGGCGGGGAGCTCGGGGATCAGGCGGACGCGCAGCCGGCCTCGACCCAGCGGTCGGAGATCGCCCGGGCCTGTTCAAGCACGGCCACGACCTCGTCGGCCGACAGGTAGCGCTCGGCCGCGCATCCCTGCGGTTCGATGGCGCAGGTGCCCAGGACGCTGGTCGACCGGCAGCGGGTGCGCAGCCCGGCCGCGGTGGCCTGCAGGTGCAGGGCGTGCACGGCGTCGCGCGGTGGCCGGACGCCAGCCGTCATCAGGGCCAGCTCCAGCCGCGTCGGGGCGCCGTCGGCGCTGCTGCACAGGCCGTGGCAATGGCCACGGCAGGCCGTGATGGCAGGAAGGCCGGCCAGCAGGGCGTGCAGGTCGTCCCGCGCCTCCTGGCGCGTGTAGGGCTGTCGGGCTCGTTGAGGTCGCGCGGGGCTCATGGTGGCGGCTCGACGCGGTGATGCGGTCCGGTGTTGGCTGGCCGCGGTAACTCGTGCTCCGGCGGCCGGCTCGGTGCCGGTGCTGGCCTTGGAGCGGCGGCACCACCCCCGACTGCGGTGGAGCCGCCGCCCGGCCCGCCGTGGAGGGTCGGCGGAGTCGTCGTGCCCATCGGTGCGGGCGTCGGAGCCGGCGTATCGGGCAGGTCGTCGCGGCCGAGCAGCCACGCGCCCAGGGCGATACCGATCGCGGGCGCCAGGATCAGGACCAGGAATGTACCCAGCAAGCGCAGGACGTCGATCATGGTTCCGCCCTGGGCTGGTCGTCGAGGTCGCGCACCGCGGCCGCGGGGTCGTCCGGCGGGTCGAGCCGGCGGCCGCGCAGCGCGAGCCCGATCACCGCGCCCCCGAGCATCACCGCGGCGGCGCCGGTCCAGAGCAGCAGAGCGAGCATCACGACTCGGCCCCCGCCTGCTCGCTGTCGATGTCGGCCAGGGCGACGTCGAGCAGTCGGCCGAGCAGCACGTCGAAGGCCGCGGCCAGGACCATCACGGCGGCCAGGCCCAGGAGGACCGCGCGCCAGGCCGGGCTCATGACGCCACGCCCCGCGCGAGCTCCACCGGGCTGCTGCTGGTGGCCGCCGCAGCGTCGTCCTCAAGCTCCATGACCGCGCGCAGGTCGCCGACCCGGAAGCGGCGCTGGTTGGTCGGCGTGCGGCTGCACGCGACCTTCCCCGCTGCGACCCATCGGCGCAGCGTGTCGGGGTGTACGTCCACGAACGCCGCGGCCTCTCCGATGCGGAGAAGGTCTTCGGTGTCGTAGGAATCCCTACGCAACATGGCGCACAACTAAGCACACGATCAATACCGTTGCAAGAGCAACACGCCATCTTCGCAACGGGATGTCCTCGTTGCCGGACGATGCCTAGGTGTGCTTAGGTCTGCGGTATGAACCCGTCTGCAGACGACACGGGCCCGGTCATCCCGACCTGGGACCTGAGCGATCGCTTGCGGAAGGTTCGCCGCGACGTCCTCGGCGCCGACCAGAACGAGTTCGCCGAACTGCTCGGCGTCTCACCACAGGCCATCGGGTCGTGGGAGACCGGCCGCACCCACCCGCGCGAGATCGTCGCGCTGGCCCGGCGGATCGAGGAGCTCAGCCGAGTGCCGGCGACCTGGTTCCTCGGCCTGGACGACGCGCCCGCCGCGCCCGCGACAGCGCCGTCGCCTGGCCGGCGCGCTGGCGCCAGGAGCCGGCGCGATAGCCCGCCCGGCGAGCGTGCTGGTGCGCGGGCCGGAGCCCGGCGCTCCTATCGGAATAATCCAGGTTGTTCCGCTAGCGCTGGTCAGGCGAGTGCCCGACGCTACCAATCACGCGGTCGGTACCACCGGTGCACGCGTCCGACCGGGGGATCCGATGAGCGGGCGCTCACCTGTGATCGGGTTGATACGGACCGTATGCGCGGCGTCTCTACGACTCCGCACAGCCGGACACTTCACACATACCTCACACGCGGCGTTATCCCGGTCTGATGAGGACTTCAGCTAGCAGGTCCACCGCCCCCCGCCGCAACGCCCCTCGTCGATCCGCCGCGGAGGCGCTCGCCGCCCCGGCGGCCGGGCACTCCTTTCCCGGCGCGAGCTACCCCCTGGAGCTGGTCAGCCACCTCGACGAGCACCTGCTGTGGATGCGGCTCAAGCGCCGTGCCGACAAGACGTTGTTCGCCCGGCGACGGGCGTGCGTGCTGCTGGCCGAGTGGCTGGGGCACGACCCGCTGAACGCGACCTACGACGAGTTGTTCGCCTACCAGGGCCACCTGCTGGCCGTCAGCGAGCACAAGGTGGCCAACCAGACGGCCCTGCTGAGGCCGTACTTCTGGTGGCTGCAGGCCCGGGGTCTGCGGGCCGACAACCCGGCGGCGCTGCTGCCGCTGCCGCGCCAGCGGCGGGGTCTCCCCCGGCCGATCGCCGAGCCGCGGCTCTCGGAGGTAATCCGGACCGCGCGCCCGCGGCTCTTGCCGTGGTTCCTGCTGGCGGCGTGGTCCGGCCTGCGCGCTGCGGAGATCGCCGGCCTGCAGGTCGGCGACTTCCACCTCGACGGGTTCGGCCAGCGCTGGGTGAGGGTCGAGTGCAAGGGCAACATCCGCGACGCTCCGATCCTGGGCTGGATCTGGCCGACCATCGAGGCCGCGCTGCCCGCGGCCGGCCCGGCGTGGCGGCGCGAGCGCGGCACCGGCCCCGTCCTGGCCCGCCACGTCTCCGAGCTCTGCTGCCGGCACCTGCGCTCGCTCGGCTTCGAGGACCGGGTCGTCCTGCACGACCTGCGCCACCGGGCCGCGACCTCGATGTACGAGACCTGCGGGCACGACATCCGGCTGGTTCAGGAGTACCTCGGCCACCTCTCCGGCGACACCACGGCGATCTACACCAAGGTCGCGCCGCAGCGCATCGCCGCGGCCGCCGACCTGATGCCCCGCGTGGCCCTGCCCACCGACGGCCGCCCCCTGCAAGTCGTCGACTCCACGCCCAACCCTGCACTCGTGGTCCGCGCCGGAGCGCGCGCCGGCCACGCCGGCTGAACCCCAAACCCGAACCATCCAGACGGGACATCATGACCAGAAACCACGACATCACCCAGGCAACCGCGGCCGTCGCGGCGGGGCTGGCGGCGCTGCCGCTCGACGACCTCCCCGAGGTGGTCAGCCTCGCCATCGACTGCACCTACACGGCCGGCACGCGCGGCCGTGCCCAGCTCGCGCGCGGCCTCAACGCGCCCGACGACGTGCTGCGGGCCGTCCTCGCCTGGCAGGCGGTGCTGCCGGCCGGCCACCTGATCACCGAGGAGAACCTGGCCCACCCCGGCACCTGGTACGTCGCCGCGGTCGGCCTGCTGGGCGGGTTCCGGACCGAGGTCTGGAACGCCGTGCAGCTGGAGGGCGACCCCGCGGAGGCGCTGCGCGCGATCGACAACCCGGCCGCCGCGGCCGCCCTGCTTGTGCAGCTGTTCGTCACCGAGGCTCCGGCGGAGGCGCCGGTGGACCCGGCGGTGGCCCGGGTGCAGACGGCGCTGGCCGCGGCCGGCCGGGCGCACTCTCACGGGGACGGCCAGTGGTCGGTCACCCTCGACGACCCCCGCCAGCTGGCCGACTGGCTGGCGATGGTGGAGGCCGCGGCGGCCGCCGTCGACCCGGCCACCCAGCGCAGCACCACCCTGCGCCTGTGGACCTCGCAGATGGACGACCGCGACCCTGCCGAGGCCGAGCCGCTGATCTACGCCGAGCTGGTGAGCCCCTGCCTGGGCCCCGGCCTCGGTCGGGTTCAGGTGCTCGCGATGCTCGACATGCCCACCGAGGACGCCGTCCGGGCGGCACATCCGGAACTCCGCCGGCCGCGGGCCGAGCTGGAACTCGACCGCGGCACCTGGCTGCGGTACCTGCAGTCGGTGCTGGCGTCGGCGGGCACCCGATGATGGCCCGCCGCCGGCCGGGCGCTCGGATCGTCCTCGTCATGAGCCAGAAGGGCGGCGTCGGCAAGACCACCGTCACGGTGAACCTGGCCGCTGTGGTCGCCGACACCATCGCCACCCGCGGCCGGCCCGTGCCGGTGCTGGGCCTCTCGATCGACCCGCAGGCCTCGATGCTGGAGTGGGCCCAGCGCGTCGGCTCGGCGCTGCCGTTCGACTTCGACCAGTGCGAGGACCCGGGGCAGCTGGCACGGCTCCGCAGCCTCACGCAGTACTCCCACATCTTCGTGGACACCCCCGGCGCGCTCCCGCTCGAGGACGAGGACGACGACCGGCCGGCCTCGACGGCCCAGTCGGCCATCGGCGCCGCGCTGGGCGTCGCCGACGAGGTGATCCTGGTGCTTGAGCCGGAGCCGATGAGCTTCAACCCGGCCGCACGGACCATCAGGAAGGTGATCGAGCCGGCCGGCGTGCCCTACCGGGTGCTGATCAACAACTGGGACACCCGCGACGGCGACATCGACCTGGTGCAGACCAAGGAGTACTGCCAGGCCCAGGGCTTCCCGATGTTCAACACCGTGATCAGGCACTACATGCTGCACAAGCGGGCCAGCGTCCAGGGCGTGACCGCTGTCCAGTACGGCGGCCGCAACGCCAGCCACGCCCGCGAGGACTTCCTCAAGCTCTCGCTGGAGGTCGTCGGCACCAGCGGTCGCCGGCGGCACGCGCTGACCGCTGTAAACGGCGTTTACACCGCGACCGGGACCGGGTGATGGGGGGAGGTCGCGTCAGCCTGGCCGTGCTGGCCAATGACGCCGACGTCACTGAGCAGCTGGCTGGCGGCGTCGACGCTGGCCCGCCGCTGCGGATGCTGCCGGTCCGCTCCATCGCGCTCAACCCGCTGAACGCGCGGCCACCCGGCGAGGACGAGGACATCGCCGCGCTGGCCGTAACGATCGCCGAGCACGGCGTGCTTCAGCCGCTGGTGGTCTGCTCGAAGGCCACCTACCTCGCCGCGTACCCGGGCCAGGCGAAGGCGAAGGAGCTGCGGCCGGCAGCGGTGCGGTGGGTCGCCCTGATCGGGAACCGGCGGCTGCGCGGGGCCCGGCTGGTCGACCTCGCCGAGATCCCGGTGTTCGTCAACGACGAGAGCAGCACCTCGATGTACGAGGTAATGCTCATCGAGAACGGCCAGCGCCGGGACCTCCCGCCGCTGCTGGAGGCCGAGGCGATGCGCGAGGCCCTGGCCGCCGAGGACGGGCTCTCGCAGCGCGAACTGGCCCGCCGGATCGGGCGGTCGGCCATGTACGTCACCCACCGCCTGGCCCTGCTGCGCCTCGTGCCTGAGCTGCGTGAGCTGCTGATGGACGGCGCACTGACCATCGAGCAGGCCCGAACGCTCGGCGACGCCCCCGAGGACGAGCAGCGCGCGATCGCCGCGGCTGGGCCGCCCTACCGCCGGGGTGTAAACGGCGTTTACACCCCGACCCGGACGTCCACCAGGACGATCCGCGTCAGCACCCCGGCCGACGCTGCGGCCTCGATCCGGGAGCGGTTCGCCCCCGACGAGCTGGCCGAGCTGGTCGCGTTGCTCACCGGACCGAGCCCGGCAACCGGCTGACTCTTCACCCCATCGGACCACGCCTCTGTATTCGGGGCGTAACAGACACAAGACCAACAGCGACGACTGGCCAGGTTCGCTTCTCGGCTCGGCCGCTCGCTCCCCCACCCCGAATGGACCGCCCCATGCCCACACCGCCTCCGTACCAGCAGCCGTACAGACCGCCGGCCGGCGACCGACCCGGTGCGATGCCGCCCCACCGGCCAGGGTCGAACGGCTTCCCGCCAGGCCGCCGCTCAGCGCCGGCGCCGACCCAGCGCCCGGCCCCGCCGACCGGTCACCAGGCCTGGCCGCCCGCGCCGGGCGAGCTGCCGCCGCCGCGCACGACGGCGCGCTACGACGCCGTGCCGGCCCAGCGCTCGCCGGCGGACGCCCGGGCAGCCGACGCCGCCGCCCGGGTCGAGCTGGCCAGCCAGGCCCGCCGGCGGCGCACCCGGAGGATCCTCATCGCCTTCGGCGTCGTGCTCGGTCTGTTCATCCTCATCGGCGCCCTGAACCGGCCCGACAGCTCGACGCCGGCCGTGGCCGACCAGGCTCCCGCGGCAGCGCCTGCGGCCGCCGATCCGGCCGCGGCTCCCGCGGCGCCGGCCGCCAGCGACTCCATCACCTACGAGGTCACGGGCGGAGGCGCGGCGATCTCGGCGACCAGCGTCACCTACGTCGCGGACCAGAACCTCGGCCAGGAACAGGTCAACGGCAGCGTCGAGCTGCCGTGGTCGAAGATGGTGACGATCCCGGACAACGGGTTCCGGCCGCTGTCGATCGTCGCCCAGTCCGGCTCGCAGAACCGGGGAGCCTCGATCACCTGCCGGATCCTCGACGGCGCCGGCAACGAGCTCGCGTCGAACACCAGCACCGGCCCGTACGCGGTGGTTACCTGCTCCAGCAGCTGACCTACGCGCCCAGACCCGCAGCTACCCGTCCTGCTGCGAGGAAGCGCCCCGTCACCAGGCGGTGACGGGGCGCTGCCGTGTCAGCCGGCGGCCGACGTCCGTACCATCGCGGACGACCGACACCACCGTGCGCTGGGAGCTGGCAGGCTCCTCTGGCGCGCGAGCACCGAGAGACCGGCGAAGGAGTCTCGGCATGGCGAAGGATAGCGGGCCCGCGCGCCCGGACCAGCACACGATCGGCGAGCGCCTCGCTCAGCTACGCGCGGCGGCCGGCATGACCCAGACCGGCCTGGCGGCCCGCTCCGGGGTCTCCATCGAGATCATCCGGAAGCTGGAGCAGGGCCAGCGGCACACCACCAGCATCCCGAACCTGCACAAGCTCGCCGGCGCCCTGGACGTCGACGCTGGCGCGCTCCTCTCCAAGCCCGCGCAGCTGCCGGCCGAGGACGGCTCGGGAGCGGTGGCGATCCGGCGCACCCTAACCTCCGTCGACGACCTGGTCGACGACCAGCCCGACACAGAGCCGCTGACCACCGACGAGGCCCGGGCGGCGCTGACCTACGGCTGGGGTTCGTACTGGTCGGGCCGCTACGACCAGCTCGGCGTCATGCTGCCCGACGCGATCGGCCGAGCCCGGGCGACGCTCCGCGCGGTGGCCGCCGACGACCGCGCCGAGGCGGCCGACCTGGCCGCGCAGGTCCTGCAGCTCAGCGCCTGCACGCTGGTGCACCTCGGCTACCTCGACATCGCGCACATGGCGCTGCGCGAGGCCCTGGACCACGCCAGCGCCGGCTCCGATCCGCTGCGCGTCCACGCGATCCGCGGATCGGTGAGCTGGGTCCTCCTCGTCGAAGGCCGCTTCCTCGAGGCTGGCAAGGTGGCCGCGAGCGCCGCCGGGCAGCTCGACCCGAACGGCTCGTCGTCGCTGCCCGAGTGGACGCTCTACGGGTCGCTGCTGCTGTCCAGTGCGACCGCGGCTGGCCGCGCAGGCGACCGGGCGTCCGCGCTGGCCCTGGTCGACGAGGCCGGCGTGGCCGCCGAGCAGACCGGATACCGCAACGACTACGAACTCGCGTTCGGCGAGCACCAGGTGGCCATGCAGCGGGTCGACGTCGAGACCGTCACCGAGAACTACGCCTCGGCGCTGACCGCCGCGCAGAAGCTGCCCCGCAACTCGTCACTCCCGCTGGCCGCCCGGGCGCGCCACATGTCCGATAAGGCGCTGGCCCACGTCCGGCTCGGCCACGACGACGTCGCCTTCCAGGTGCTCGACGAGATGGCCGACATGGCGCCGTCCTGGGCGGCCTACCAGGAGCAGCCTCGGTCCATCTACCGGGAGCTGCGGGAGCGCGCGGCGAACCCGCCCAGGCTCGTCGAGCTCGGCCGGAAGCTTCGGGTGAGCGCCTGATCGGGTGACCTGGTCGGACAGGACGTCCTACTAGGACAGACTGTCCTACCACCGTGCGTGGCGTCGGCGGCACGCTCTGTGCATGCCGCCGACGCCGAGCACTCACCCCGTCACCGACCCGAGCCCAGCTGCCGGTGGCATCCTGGCCGCCTTCCTTGACGGCCGGCCGGACGCTGCACGGCGGCTCCTCGATGACCACGTCGACGACGGCAAGGGCCAGTGCGCGAGGTGCCCGGACCAGACGGCGTGGCCCTGCACCGTCCACGACACCGCAGCCGCCGAGGCCGGCCGGGGTGAGCAGTGATGGAGCTGGTCGCCCCGCCCAAGATCGATCTCGGTGAGCCTCACTGGTCGCGAGTGTTCTGCTACCTGACCGGCGGCAAGGATCACTTTGCCGCCGACCGCGAGTTCGCTGACGAGCTGGTGGAGGCCTGGCCGGCGCTGCCGGTGACCGTCCGCGCCAGCCGGGCGTGCATGGCGCGCATGGTTCGACACCTGGCCGGCGCCGGAGTCCGACAATTCCTCGACGTCGGATGCGGCCTCCCGATCCATCCCAACGTCCACGACATCGCGCACAGCATCGACCCGGCAGCCGCGGTGCTATATGTCGACGACGACCCGCTCGTCGCCGCACACGCCCGTGCGCTGCTGGTCCCGGCCGACCGAGCCGTCGGGTATGCCGGGTTCGTCCGAGCCGACGCCCGGAGGCCCGCCGAGATCCTCGCCGTGCTGCCTGGCGTGTTCGACATGCGCCGGCCGGTCGCCCTACTGCTGATCTCGGTGCTGATGTACTTCGACGACGACACCGCCCGGACCATCCTGCAGACCGTGATGGCTGGCCTCCCGATGGGCAGCTATCTCGCGTTTACCCACTTCGCAAACGAGGTCGACCCGACCGGGGGCGCGGCCGCGGCCGCCGAGCTGGCCGTCAAGCGCGACATGCCGTACCTGCCCCGCGATCGCGACCAGGCCGCGGCGTTGCTCGCAGGCCTCGGCCTCGATCTCGTCGAGCCGGGGCTGACCGAGGTCGAGAACTGGCGGCCGGACCCGACGCCGTTCGGCGGCCGGAAGGGCGCCATGGCCTACGCGGCGGTCTGTCGATCGGGTGGGCAGTCATGAGAGCCGGCCAGCCCCGGAGCGGCGATCGCGTCCGCCACGCCACGACCGGCGACGTCGGGACGCTCGATCACTACTTCCGACCGGACGCGTACGGGGAGTGGGCCATGGTCCGCTGGGACAAGGGCCGACAGGGCCCCGGGATGTACCGCCAGAGCGACGGACTCTCGCACGTCGCCCCCGGTCTGCTTGAGCGGCACAGGTCGGTGTCGTGATGGAGGTGCACCAGTGCTGCGCCGTCTGCCGGCGCCGGCTGCCCGTGCAGGTCTTCCCTGGCACCAGGCCCCAGAGCTGCCACCGGCGAGCGTGCGTCGCCGAGCTGGCTCGACGCGAGCAGCAGGCCGCCGCCGGCCGGGCCGCGCTGCTGGCCGCTCCAGGCGAACCGCACGCCGAGCAGCCTGCCCCCTGAACCCCCGCCGCCGCTCGTACCCCCGGCCCGCGGCGGCGGGGCCCAAGCACGAGCGGGGCGCCGGATGCTCCCCGGCCGGCGTCCCGCTCGGACCACCCTGCCCCACGCTGGAGGAAGAGATGCCCACTCCCCCGCCCGACTCCCCGTTCTTCTCGCAGGAACCGCCGGACATGACCCGCGGGGAGTTCTTCGAGAAGTATGCGAAGTACATCCCGGACGGCCTGGCGGATGATGAGCCCGACGACCAGGCCGACCAGTCGGGGGCCGAGGGGCAATAGTTCCGAATTAGATGATCCTGCACGGGACGGTCAGGCGGTGGGCGTGCCAGCGGGTGGCCGGCGTAGCCGTCAGGATCGGTCGCCGTGCACGCGGTCGAGCCGCTTCTGGACGGCAGTGGCGCTGGCCAGTCCGAGGGCGCGGGCGGCGGGCCGGGTGCCGCCGAGCAGCTCGACGACCTCGACCACCGCGGCGTCGGTGACGGCCGACAGCACGCTCTTGGCGGCGGTTCCGAGCTCGACGGCGCGGCGGGCCCGGTCGACCGGACCGAGGAGCTGCAGCTGCTGCAAGGCCTTGATCAGCTCCTGCAGGTCGGCCGGCTGAGCTGGAGTGCTGGTGGTCTCCGTCATGGCTCAAGTGTACACCCTGGGGTGCACGTCGGGCAACACCCTGGGGTGCACAGCCAACTAGTTAGCTGCGGACAACTAACCTTCCGGACGTAGGCCTGGACCCCGGTTTCCCGGGGCCGGCCGGCCTCAGTCCTCCTCGTAGTCCGGGTCGGCCGGGTCGTGGTAAGGCTCGTCGCAGGGCTCCGGCGGGTTGTGCCAGACCTCGGTCCCGTCCTCCTCCCAGTGGGAGAAGCTGACGCTCGTCTCCGGGTCCGACATCTGCGGGTCCTGGGCCTTGCCGCCGCAGGTGGGGCAGTACTTGTCGGTGTTGAGCTTGTAGGTGGTGGCTCCCTTGTTCATGTCACTAGTGTACACCCTAGGGTGCACGCTACACAACACCCTAGGGTGCACACTTTGGCCGGGTGGAGTCGTTCGTTGTCCGCAGCTAACTATCTCCCGCCCTGCCCCAGCCGGGGCTGGGCCGGCTACTGCTGGATGGCCGGCACCGGTCCGGTCACGCGGTCGCGCACCAGGTAGGCCGCGACCATCCCGATCGGCACCAGGAGGAGCGCCTGCTGCTCAGACGTCCAGCCCAGCCCCAGCCCGACCAGCAGGGCCAGGACGGTCTGCGCCGCCCCGGTGATCGCCGCGACCTGGCCGTCGGATCGCACCAGCACCGCGGCGACCGCGCCGGCGAGTCCCGCGGCCGCGGCGTTGACCAGCCCGGCGAACGTCGGGTTGTGGACCAGCAGGATCGCCGTCAGCGCCTGGCTGGACGGGCCGACCAGGCCGATCCAGAACAGGGCCGGCTCGCGGCGGATCCTCATCAGCAGCAGCATGGGGAGCTCCTCACGTCGGTGGGGTGGGTTGACCGGCAGGGAAGGGCGCGCCGGCGCGGAGTGGGCGGCCGGTCCAGCGAGGCCTGCCGCCGCGCAGCGGCCGGGTCGGGACCAGCCGCCACGACAGCGGACGGGCCGCGCTGGCCACGGCCGGGCGACCGAGCGGCACGCCGGGCAGCAGCTCGTCGACCATCGACACCTCGACCGGCCGGCCGAGGCCGGCGTGCTTCGCCGGCGCCAGCTGGCGGGCCCGACCGACGTCGGCCGGGCGGCCGAGAGTGATGATCTTGGTTGGGATCAGCGGGTCGGGCGCCTCGGTGGTCGTGGCCCGGCCGAGCGGGATGATCTTGGTCGGCGTGAGCGGGTCGGGCGCCTCGGTGGTGCTGGGGCGGCCCAGCTCGGCGCGGCGGACCGCGGCCGCGGCCCGGGCAGCGCCGTGCTCGGCCGGCCGGCCGAGGGTGAGGTGCTCGGCCACGGCCAGCTGGCGCGCCTGGACGACGTCGACCGGCCGACCGAGGGTGACGATCTTGGTCGCCGTCATCGGCCGGGCGACCTCGGCGCTGCTCGGCCGGCCCAGCGTGATCGTGGAGACCGACCGGGCGACCTCGACAGTGATGGGCCGGCCCAGCTGGACGGTCTCCACGACGGCCAGGGTGTCGGGTGCCTCGGTGGTCGACGGCCGCCCGAGGGTGATGATCTTGGTCGGAGCCAGCGGTCGGGCCGCCTCGACGTCGACCGGGCGGCCGAGGGTGACGATCTTGGTCGCCGTCATCGGCCGGGCGACCTCGGCGCTGCTCGGCCGGCCGGCGTGAGCGGTGAGCAGCAGGAAGCTGGGGCCGGCGACGAGCGTGATGGGCGTCGCGCCCGCGGTCAGCGCGCTGCCGTCGCCGCCCTCGTTGGCCAGGCTGGTCGTCCTGCAGGTGTGCAGTCGGTGCAGGCCGGTCGCGTTGAGGACGTTGTAGGTGGCGGCCTCGGCGGCGACCTCGGTGTCGGGCAGGGCTCGCGTCCAGTGCTTGATCGCGGCCAGCCGGCCGCGGAACCACTCGACGGCCAGCGATAGCAGCAGCGAGCCGGGGGCGTTGACCGCGGTGCGGGTGTCGGGCCCGACGACGGTCAGCGCCGCGGGGTTGGTGCCGTGGTAGACGGTCCAGGCGGTGCCGTTGGCGACCAGGGTGGTGTGGTACCAGGTCGCGGTGCCGGGCGCGCCGGCGGCCTGCTCCAGGAAGGCGGCATCGAACGCGCGCATCGTGGTGCCGTCGCCCAGCGTGCCGAGCAGCGCTCGCAGGGAGCCGGCGCCGCCGGCGTCGCTGTAGACGGCCCAGGGGTCCTGGGACTCGTCGGGATCCGTGTCCATGTACCACCACATGGACAGCGTGAAGACGGTGCCGGGCCAGCCGTCGCCGACGAGCTGGTCGGTGGCTTCGCTGAACTGCCAGGCCATCGCCTACTCCTCGCTCGTCGTGCTAATGGTGCCGGCGCCGGCCCGGCGGCGGTCAGGTGGCGGCGTAGGCGCCGGACGCGTTCGGGTTGATCACGATGGTGTTGCCGTCGGTCTGGATGTCCACGTCGTAGCCGGCGATCGGGATGATCGAGCTGTCGGTGCCGCCGGTGGTGTCGGGGTCGTGGCACAGGATCGCCTTAGCGATCACGTCGTTGTTCGCGCCGCCGGCCGCGGTGTAGGTGATCGGGTCGAAGTCGACGACCAGCTCGTCGGCGGAGTCGTCGACGGTGACGGTGATCCCGGCGATCGCCTTGCGCGAGTAGTTGGTGAAGTCGCACTCGGTGTTCCCGCCGAGGATCACGGCCAGGGTGTCCATGTCGCGCAGGACGCTGTCGGCGTCGAGGCCGGTGTCCTGCAGCAGCACGAGCAGCAGGCCCTGGTTGCCGGTGAGCTCGGCCAGGGTGCGGGTGCGGCCCTTGGCGATGTTGAAGATGAAGTCGGCGCCGGCCATGACGGTCTCCTACCTGGGGGTTCAGTGGACGAGCCGGACGCGCCCCTGGGCGATCCGGTAGCGGGTGGGCTCGGTGATCTCGGGGATGTCGGGGTCGACGGGGGCGACCACGTGCAGCCGCCACACGACGGCGAGCAGGTCGGGCCAGCTGGTGAGCCAGCCCGCGGTCTGCTCGGCCGAGGCCTGCAGCCGGACCAGGCCGGGGTCGCCGGCGAGCACCGCGGCGTTGGCGTTCTGGCCCTCCGTGGTCCAGGCGACCAGCACCGCGGCCGCGCCGGGGTGGGCGCGGATGTCGGCGGTGGCCGACCAGCTCGCCAGGGCGTCGTCGGAGATCTCGACGGGGTTGTCGAGGGCGTCGAGGATCGGCACGCAGATGTCGAAGACCTCGCCGGCGGCGATGACGAGGTCCCGCCGGCTGGTTGCCGGCTCCAGCACGCTCACCGCGCCGGCTCCTGCTGCAGGCGGGTGAGGGTGTCGTCGACCGCGGACCAGGCGAAGTCGGCCACCGTCTCCGGGTTGGCGGTGGCCGACACCTCCAGCAGGATCCGCACGACGCCGGCGGCGAGGTCCTGCGTGAAGGTGATCTTCACGGTCGATCCCGGGTGAGCGGGTAGAACCGCACCCATTCGATCTTGAACGTACACGCGCTGGTGCTGCCGAAGTGGTCGATCTGCAAGGTGAGACTGCCTTCGGGCATGGCCTGGATGTCCGAGCGGCCCGAGCGGCCGGCGCCGCCGGCGAACCGGTACACCTGCTCGCCGTCCACGTACCCGGCCACCCCGGTCGGGGTCCATTCGAACGCGTAGTTGTGCGGGTCGCCCGGCCGGATGCCGGGCACGGTGACGATCTCCTGCTCGACCGCGCCGCCGGGCAGCGGCGGGTGCGGGTAGTGCAGGTAGGCCCTGTAGAACGTCTGTTCGGGGTTCTCGATCTCCAGGAAGTCCAGCTCACCGGAGCGGGGCCAGTTCTCGACGGTCGGCCAGACCAGGGCCAGCACGTGCCACGGGACGCCGGGCGCGGTGGTGTCGCAGCTGGCGCGCAGCTCCCACCGGCCGTAGCGGGTCGGCATCCGCTGCCGCACCCAGCCGGCGTCACCGTTGGGCAGCGCGGTCAGGATCATCTGGCCGTCGCGGACGGTCGTGCGCTCCGCCAGGCGGCGGCCGCGGCGCTCGTGGCCGAGCCAGCCCTGCCCGGGCAGGATCCACTTCGCCGGGTCGGGCGGGCCGGTGTAGGTGTCGAACTCGTCGCTGATCGGATGCGGCTGGCCCCAGTTCCAACGCTCGGCCGCCGTTTGCGCGGTCGAGCCGGGGCCCGGCTCCGGTGTGCTGGTGCCGGCCGTCGTCACCGCCAGCTGCACCGGGTCACCGCCGGCCGGCGTGACGGTCAGGACGTAGCGGGTGGCCGGGCGCAGCAGCGCGAAGCGCTTCGACCGCTCGATTCCGGGCAGGGTGGTCGACCAGGGCGGGGTACCTCGCCGGTCGGTGCCGTCGCGGCCGACGGTCCAGGACGCGACGTCGGTCCGGTCGGTCTCCCATGTCAGCAGGACCTGCTCGTCGGTCACCTCGCTGGCCGTCAGCACCAGGCCGCTACCTGGACCGGGGTCCGGATCCGGTTCCTCGAGGAGGCCGCGCAGGGTGGCCACCGCCGCGGTGGTCGTGGCGAGCCCGGCCTCGGCGGCGGCCAGCGCGGCCGCGGTCTCCGGGTTCACTGCCGGCCCGCCCAGTGGATCTCGTCCGCGGTCGGCCACGACTCGCTGACGGGCCACATGATCTCCACGGTGATCACGCCTGGTCCGCCGGTGGTCTCGACGCTGCTCACTGGCCGGTCGCCGGTCGCTCGGTGTCGGCCGTGGTCGCCGGGTACAGAGGGACCCGCCGGACGTCCTCGTCGCCCAGGACCTGGTCGAGCCTCGCCGTGACCTCGTCCAGGCGCCGCAGCACCTGCTGCAGCAGCCCCTCGCTGCGGTACCCGAACCCGTCGGCGTTGCCGGCGTAGCCCAGGACGGTGTCCTCGCCGCCGCCCGGGATCCCGGCGCCGCGGGGCCCTCGCCGGTTGGGCAACCGCTTGGTGATCTCGTCGTGGATCTCGTCGAGCTTGCGGGCCTGGTCGGCGTCCATCTCGTTCTCCTTCGCTGCGGCCGCGGCGCGGTTGATCGCCGGGATGTGTGCGTGCGCCCGGTTGCCCGGGCAGGCGGTCGAGGCGCCCGAGGCGTCGCGGTGTCCGCCGTTGAGCTGGGGTGCTGTCCACCAGCCCTCGCCGTGGCCGTGGCGCAGCAGCGCGGCCACGGCGGCCAGCTGGGCCGGGCTCGGCTCGTAGTCCTGGTAGTTGCCGAGCAGCACGATCGCCCGGCCCTGCGTGTTGTGGCCCTTGGTGTGCGCGCCGCGGCGAGCCACGTCGTGGCCCTCGAAGATCCGGCCGCTCTCGGCGACGACGAAGGTGTAGCTGATGCCGCCGCCGAAGCGCTGCTGCCCGATCTGCTCCAGGACGCGCACCGCGGCGATGTCCTGGCCGAGCGAGGCCTGCGGGCCGGGGCTGCGGGTGGCGGAGTGGTGCAGCCAGACCTCGTGGGCCGGCAGCGGGGCCGAGCCGAAGCCCGCGCGGCAGCGGGCCCCCCACTCGCCCCGGCTGATGATGTCGATCATGACGCCTTCCTCGCTCGGATCCAGGAGCCGGCCCGGATGACGGTTGGGGTGCCGGAGCTCGCGCCCTGCGCGAACTGCACGGTGAGGTTGCCGGCGTTCTCGTCGGTGGCCACGAAGCCCAGGAGGCGGGCGGCCAGGGTGCCGCCGAAGGCGTCGGAGCCGGCGAGCAGCAGCAGGGAGCCGAAGCCGCCGATGGTCACGGCGTTGAGCTCGCCGACGCTGTTGATCGCGCCCGGTTGCAGGCCGAAGAAGTTCCAGTGGCCGGCCCAGCCGCCGATCGGCTCGTGCAGCCGGATCTGCATGTCACCGGCCGCGCCGGCGGAGTAGGCGATGTAGCCGTCGAGGACGTACTGGGTGTCGGCCTCCAGCGGCAGGACGAGCCCGGCCGCCGACACCGCGGTGGTGCTGTTGGTCACCGCGGTGTCGTTGACGGCCATCGCGAGCAGCCCGAAGGCCTCGTTGATCTCGTCCGCGCGGATCTTGGCCCCTGCAGGGAAGGTCATGTGATCGGGTACTCCTTCACCTTGGTCGCGGCCAGCCAGCTGCCGGCCCGGATCCGGGTTCCGGCCGGGCTGGGGGTGATCTGGGCGAACCGCAGCTGCAGCACCCCGCCGGCGCGGTAGGTCTTGATCGAGCCCTGCGGCGCCGCGCCCAGCAGGTAGGTGGCCTGGCCGCCGGCGCCCTGCGGGAAGGCGTCGGAGAACACCACCTGGCGGAAGGCCTCCAGCGGGCCGACCCCGAAGGTGCTGCCCTGCCGGAGCGGGAAGAACGAGCTGTGCCCGGTGGCGTCCACCGGGGCGGAGAAGCAGAACTGGATGCCCGGGTCCGACAGGGTCGTGTAGGCGATGTGGCCCTCGACCAGGTAGCGGGCGTAGGCGTCCAGCTGCAGGGCCAGCCCCGGGCAGTCGCTGAACTCGCTGGTGTCCGACACGGTGATGTCGGCCTGTAGCACGGCCAGCACGCCGAGCCGGTCACGCAGGCCCGACGCCGAGGCCTGCTCGCCGGCGACGATCTCCAGTCCCATCTCTATCCCCTCACATCCCGGGCCCGACGGGCTGCCACAGCTGCACCGCGGCCCCGGCCGCCACCGCCTTGGTCATGTCGGCGCCGGTGACGGTGAAGGTCTGCGGGCTCGCCGAGCCGCTGATCGCCGTGACCTGCACGCGCAGCCCGCCCACCTCGACGGCCAGCGGCAGGTCGTCGGCCGCGGTGGTCCACAGCGGCCCGCTGGTGGTGGCCACCGACAGGGAGGTCGCGCCGGCGGCCGCGGACGCGGCAAGCTCGGCGCCGGCGGTGTCGGCGCGCAGCACGTACTCGCTGGTGTCCCCGGTGGTCTCGGCCCAGGTGCCGGCCCGCGACGGCAGCGCCGAGGACAGGTGCACGGTCGCGGTCCAGGTGTACTGGCCCAGCGTCTGCTCGTAGCCCTCGACGAGCAGCTGCTGTACCCCGCTCGGGTACTGCGGGCCGACCAGGGTGTCGTCAGTGAGGTCGATGCGGGCGCTGGGCGTGACGGCCAGCCAGTCGCCGGCGAGCCCGGGCTCGGCGTGCAGCGCCAGCTCGAGCTCGGGGAAGCGGTAGCCGGGCACGGTGCCGCGGGCGACCTCGCGCGAGGCGTGGTCGACCAGGTCGTCGGCGTGCCCGCTGTTGATCTTGACCGAGTCGTCGTACACCCCGACCACGGCGGTGCCCAGCGGCCCATCGACGTCCTCCCAGGTGGCCTGGCCGCCGGCCACCCGCTCGGCGGAGACGCGGTTGCGGGTGCCCTGGTCGTCGTCGACGGGCGCCGGCTCGGCCGCCAGCTGCCCGGTCGTCACGGCGAGGGTGGCCGCCTGGTTGACCCGCTCGGCGCCGGCGATGTAGCGCAGGCCGCCGGACAGGCCGTCGTAGAGCAGCCCGCCGTCGGCGGCCTCGCACTCGCGCAGGATGGTCAGCAGGTCCTCGACGGGCTGGGGGCCCATGGCGACGGTCGAGGCGCCGACGATGTCGACGGTGACGCCGTTCTCCCGGCACACCCGCGCGATCCGGTCGTGGGCCAGCTCGTAGGCCCAGCCGTTGATCGGGTTGGCGTCGACCCCGCGCAGGCGGGTGAGCACCGACTGCACGGTGATGTGCCCGACCGCGGCGTCGTCGACGCCGCCGTCGGGGGCGATGGCCACCGCGGTCGCCCGCCCGATGGTGCGGCTGGCCAGGGTGCCGGAGACGTGGCGGGCGTCCCGGTCGCCGGGCGCGATCGCGCGCAGGGCCCATTGCACGGTCGAGCCCTGCTGGGCCAGTTCCAGCGACATGCACCGCGGGCTGCCGTCGACGGCCAGGTCGACGAACACCAGCTCGGTCTGGACGCCGTCGGTGTCGGTCACCAGGACCTTGAGCGCACCGTTGCCGGCGTTGACGTACTGGATGTCCCATCGGCCGGCCGTCCCGGAGCAGAACAGGCTCGCCAGCACGACCTGGTCGTCGACGAGCGGGTCGGCGGGCAGCGCCATGAGGAACCGGCACTGGATCTGCCCGGTCGCGGTGTAGCGGGGCACCGCGCCGCGCCAGCGGGTGCCGGCGACCTCGGGCAGGTCGGCCGAGCAGGCCAGCTCGCTGGACGTGGCGAACTTCGGCCAGGGCTGCTCCGGTGTGCCGGTCAGCGCCATCGGTGACCCGCCGGGCAGGCCGGAGTCGATCCGGTTGGAAGCCTCGGGCTCCTCGCACGGCCAGTACGCCAGCAGCCGCGGGCTATCGAGCACCGCGCGCCGGTACGGGCTGACCACCGGGGCGGTGCCCTGCAGCAGCCGGCGCAGCGTCCCCGACGCCGACAGCTCGACGGTGGGGTCGGCGCCGCTCATCGCCCAGGCCGGCTGCCAGGAGTCGGCGAACCCGACGAACAGCACCTGGTAGTCGGTGCCGGCGTCGGGGTCGAGCAGCACCCGGATCGGGACGTTGCGCCTGACGTTCGGCCAGTAGGGCGACTGCCCGCCCAGCGAGTAGCGGCCCAGCCGGTTGTCCAGGACCAGCCGGCAGGTGGCCGGCTGGGTGCGGCCCGCCTCGTCGGACCGGCCGTGGCGCATCTTGATCCGCTGGTCCTGGCGGACGTCGAGGGTAATGTCGGTCCAGGCCCAGCTGTTCTCGTGCTCGCCGAGGTCGGCGCCGAACGCCGCCTGGACCAGCAGCGCGGCGCCGACGGACTCGACCAGGATCGGGTGCCCGGCCGGGTACGGGTCGGGGTCGGGCGGGGTCGGGGTGTCGGGCGGCCCGACGTCGGGCGGGTCCGGGACGGCCGGGCCGCCGGGGTTGCCGGAGCCGCCGCCGGGGCCACCGCCCGGGCCGGGCCCGGTGAGGTCCCACGCCCTCGCCCAGTCGGTCTCGAACACCGCGGGGGCGAAGCCCGACTCGTGGTCGATCGCGTCCAGCTGGATGGTCTGGTGCCCTGAGGGCATGTCCTGGATGTTGCCGCGGGGGTTCTGGCCGGACTGGCCGCCGCCGGAGGCGGTGAACCAGATCTCCCCGTCAATGAACCCGCGGACGTGCTCGGCGGTCCACTCGAACCCGAAGTTGTGCCACTGCGAGAAGTCCAGCTCGGGCCCGGTGAACCCGATCTGCTGCACGGGGCCGGGCTGGTGCGGGTAGTGCATGAACGCCGACAGCACCGTCTCACCGACGTTGTTCTCGACGTAGTCGTACTCGGCATCCTGGGGCCACCGGTCCGAGGCCGGCCAGATGATGTACACGGGGTGCCAGGGCCATGTGCCGGCGCCGGTGGCCCGCCACCGCCCCCGGCACTCCCACCGGCCGTAGCGCTGGTTGAACCGGGTGGCGACCGCGCCGCTGTCGCCGTTGGCCTCGCCGGTGATCCGCAGGAACCCCTCCTGCACGGTGGTGTTCGCCCGGCAGCGGCGCCCGTTGCCGGTGTGGCCCGGCCAGCACTCGTCGCCGCCCTCGTCGCCGCCGGCGCCGTAGGCGCCCCACTTGACCTCGTCCAGCGCGTTGCCGTTGAACTCGTCGCTCGCAACCGCGATCGGGGTGCCCCAGCCCCAGACCACCGAGGCCTCCGTCGAGGAGGGTGCTCCGCCGCCACCGCCGCCCGGGTCGCTGCCCGGCAGCCCGATCGGGGTCTCCGGGTCGCTCTCCTCGGGCTCCTCGGGCTCCGGTGTGCCGTCGGGGCTGCCCTCCCCGCGCACCGCGATCAGCATGCCGGCGAACCCGTGGGTCGGGCTGGCCGTCGCGGTCGAGGTGCGGATGCCGGTGGGTCCGGCCGCGCGCAGCGCCTCGGTGGCCACCATCAGGCGGGTGACGTTGCCGGGGTCGGCGATGTCGGCCAGCTCGTCCATGCCCGCGGGCGTCGACCACGACCAGGCGCCGGCGGGGAACCGGATCCCCGCCCAGGCCCCGATCAGGCGCGAGCTCGTCGACGTGGTGGTGACCGGGCCGACGGCCTGCGCGGCCGCGGGGCCGGCGGACTGGCTGACCACGTTGGCGGCGACCAGGCCGTCGATGGCGATGCACCCGCGCAGGTGCACGACGATCAGGGTCGTCTCGTTGGGCAGGTCGAGCGAGACGGTGTAGCTGGCCGCCGGCGCCGTCATCGTGCGGCGCCAGGCGATCAGGCCCATGTTCTCGTAGTGCGGGTCGCCGGGCCGGCCCAGCTGCGGCCCGACCGCGAGCCACTGCCCATCGCCGGCGCTGTCGGGGTGCAGGTCGACGTCGGCGACGTACCCGGATCCGACGATGGCCATCAGCCAGTCGCCGACCAGCACGTCCTCGACGTCGACCGAGGCCGTGCCGTTGGTCGCGGAGTCGGAGTAGGTGGCCACCAGGTCAGGGGTGGCGACCGGCCGGATCGCGATCAGCTTGCCGGCGAACCCGCCGGTCGGCGGCGTCGACGCGGTCGAGGTGCGGGTGCCGGCCGGGCCGGCCACGGTGACCGGCTCGGTGGCCACCATGAGCGCCGACAGGGTGCCCGGGCTGGCCACGTCGGCCCGCTCGTCCATCCCGTCGGGCTCCGACCAGGACAGCGCGGCCGCGACCCGGCCGGCCCACGCGCCGACGAGCAGGCCGCCGGCGGACGCGGTGATCGGGCCGAGGGGCTGCTCGTCGTCCGGGCCGCCGGCGGCGCCGACGAGGCGGTCGGCGATGACGTCAACGGCGCCGGCGCCGCGCAGGTGCAGCACCACCAGCTCGGTCTCGGCCGGCAGGTCGACCTCGACGTCGTGGGTGCCGGCGGTCTGCGCGACCACGTACCAGGAGCCGAGCAGCTGGTCGTCGGCGGCCGGCGAGCCCAGCTGGGTGCCGGCGCGCACCCAGTCCCCGGCGGTGGTGTCCTCAGGCTGCAGGTCGACCCCGGCGGTGTCGTCGGTGTTGGCGACCGTGGCGAGCAGCCAGTCACCGGCCTCGACGTCGGTGACGGCCACCGAGACGAAGTCGTCGGTGGCGGTGTCGGCGTAGGTCGCGACGACCTCGACCTCGGCCATCAGCTGGCCACCAGCTGCAGTTCGCCGGTGCGGACCATACGCATCAGCAGCGAGGCGAGCGCGGAATCGGCCCCGGGCGCGACCCGCAGCTCGAGCGGGCCGCCGCCGCCCCCCGCGCCGGCCCGGTTGGCGGGGATGACCTCTTCGCCGGCCTGCAGGATGGCGAGCATCTCCGAGCCCGGGGCACCAGGTACGCGCCCGCCCTGGTGGAAGGTGGGCAGCCGCGGCGCGCTGATCGTCGAGCCGCCGATGACCGGCACCCAGTCGGGCACCGTCCACGACAGGCTGCCGATCGTCGAGTTCCAGGCCCGGGCGACCAGGTTGAAGGCGAACCGGAAGGGCGCGGAGATCCCGTCGCCGATGGTGCGAAACGCCGACCCGATCCAGCCCGGGATGCGCGACAGGAAGTCCCAGGTGTTCTGCGCGGCGGCCTTCACGAAGTCCCAGCCGAGCCGGAACGGCAGCGTGAGCAGGTCGAACACGACGGCGAACGCCGTGCCGATCCAGCCCGGTACCTGCTTGAGCCAGTCCCACACGGCCGCGGCCGCGCTCTGGATGAACGACCAGGCCGCGGTCCACAGGTCCTGGAACCAGGTCGTCTGGGTCGCGATCCAGACAATCACCGCGATCAGGGCGGTGATGGCGACGATGATCCAGGTGATCGGCGAGGCGAACAGCGCGGTGTTCCAGAGCCACTGCGCCGCGGTGGCCAGGGCGACGATGCCGATCACCCCCTGCAGGATCGGGGCGAAGGTGTTGGCCGCGTCGGCCAGGGCCTGCAGCGGCCCGGGGTCGGCCTCGTGCTGGGCGTCGGACAGGTCCAGCGTCGCGGACTTGGCGTCGATCAGGGCCTGCTCGCCGTCGCGGATGGCCTGCTCCTGGTCGAGCTGAGCCTGGGTCGCGTCGGCGTTGGCCTGCTTGAGATCGATCTGGGCCTGGGCGGCCTCGGCGCTGCCGGCGCCGTACTCCGCCACCGCAGCGTTGTAGTCGTCCAGGGCCACGCGGGCGTCGAGCTGGGCCTGCTCGTAGTCGATCCCGGCCTGGGTGGCGTCGACGGTGGCCTGCTTGCCGTCCAGAACGGCCTGGTTGTAGTCCTCCTGGGCCTGGGCGACGTCGTTGGTGGCCCGCTCCAGCCGGACCGCGTTCGCCCGGGCCATGTCCTGCACGTCGGCCAGGGCCTGCAGGGTGGCCGCGGCGTCGCCGATGGCGGTCGAGGCGCCGTCGACGACGTTGCCCAGGTTGGACATCCGGTCGGAGAACGCGCCGCTCTCCTGGGCGGCGTTGGCCATGTCCTGGCTGGCGCGGGTCGCGGAGTCGCCGACGCCGGCGGCGGCCTGCTCGGCGTCGCGGGCCGCCTGCTGCAGCTGGTCGGCGTCGCCGCCGAAGGTGAGGGTGACCTGGTTGGGCATCGGCTCACCCCACGTCGAGGCCGGACTGGCGGGCGACCGCGGCGAGCTGGTCGGCCAGCAGGTCCTCGACGTCGCCGCGGCTCTCGCTCAGGGTCGGGTACAGGTAGCGGCCGTCGGCGTAGAACCGGCGCTTGGTCGCGTCGCCACGCCCGACCGCGCCCCCGAAGTCCAGCCACGGGTAGTACGGGGCCCGCTTGCCCCCGACCGCGACCCGCACCGCGGTCTGCGACGAGCGGGTCTTCATCGACGCCCGCGCCTTGCCCGTCACGCTGGGGACCTTCGGCCGGGCCCGGCCCAGCACGAGCTCGGCGCCGGCGTTGAGGGCGACCCTCAGCGCCTTGGGCCCGTCCTTGCCCAGCGCCCGCAGCGAGCGCCGGAACTCGACGAGCCCCTCGATCTTGACCAGATCACGGCCCGGCACGGGTTCATCGCCTCCTCGTCGTCGTCGCTGCTGCTCTCGCCATCGCCATCTCGCGGCGCTGGGCCTTCCGGCCGAAGTACACGTCCCAGCGCCCGAATTCCTCGGCGCTCATTTCCCGGCGCAACCGCGCCACCGTCATGCCGAGGCGTTCAGCCAGGAAATGCTCGAATTCAAGGTCGGTCGTCTCCATCAGCTGGTACGTCGCTTTTCTGGGCATCGTCGTCGAGCCCGGAAAGCGCGCGGATCTTCTGGACGGCCGGGGCCATAACGCTCGGCTTTGTCGACTTCTGCCAGCGGACGACCTGCTCGAAGGTCAGTCGCGGTTCCAGCAGGCAGGTCGCGAGGTTGCGGGCCTCGATCACCTGGGAGACGTCGGTGCCCTTGGCGTTGTTCAGCAGCTCGTAACGGGTCAGGCCGCGCACCTTGACCCGCAGCCCGCCGGGCAGGTCGACGTCGGCGGACTCGACGTCAGCGGGGTTGTGCGCGAACAGGTCGTCGATCGAGGCGTAGGTGGCCTCGGGGGCTGCCGGCTCGGTGGACTCCTGTGCTGCGGTCATTGCTCTCTCCTCCGGCGTCGGTAGCCGGGCATCAGGTGGGCCTCCAGCGAGGCCAGGCGCTCGCCGTGCTCGCCGGCCTGGGTGCGCAGCTGCTCGGTCTGGGTCTTGATCTCGCGCACGTCCTCCTCGATCCGGTCGACGGCATCGGCCACCGAGCTGCCCCCGTTCGGGGTGAGCGCGTCACGGATCTGGCTGGTCTGGCGGCGGGCGCGGATCAGCTCGACGACGATGGCCACCAACCCGCCGACCACGGCGATCAGCACGGCCTCGGTCAGCGGCAGCATCAGGCTCCGCCGACGGTGTCGGCGATGTCGCCGGAGAACTGCAGCGTCGCCTCCCAGGTGACCATGTCCGCGACCGGTGAGGTCTCGTTGTAGGCGGTCACGATCACGTTGACCGTGGCCACCGGCCGGCCGGTGCCGCTGCCCTCGGGCTCGTACACCAGCTCGACCTCGGCGCCGCCGACCAGCGGCCGGAACACCGCGCCCGGGCCGGTCATCGCGGTGTTGTCGTAGACCCCGCTGACCGTGGCGGTGCCGTCCTTGAGCCCGGACTGGTAGCGCTTGGAGTTCCGTCCGAACGTCGTGACGTCGTGCGAATCGGCCGACCGGTTGAATGCGACGTTGTTGGTGTACGGCGACATGTCGTTGTCGTCGATGCTGACCGCGGTGCCCTTTCCATGGACGAATGCCACCGGATCACGCCCCCTTTCCTGCGATGTCGATGTAGAAGGTCGCGCCGAGGTACTCCACGCTGGCCACGGTCACGCCGAGGAACTCGCTGCAGCGCGTCACCCGCACCGAGTCCCAGGCCGTCGTCTGGTGGTTCTCGATCGCCGGTTTGACCGCGCCGGCGCCGGCGGTGCTGGCCAGCCGGGCCAGCACGTCGCGTGCGGTGCGGACCGTGGCGCGGCCGGCCAGCACCGTCACCGGGATCTCCATCTGGTCGCCGCCGCGGCGCATCGCGGTGTCGTAGGTGATCTGCTCGGGG